GCCGAGGCCGACTACTCGCGCGCCAAGGTCACGCGATGCGCCGCGCCGCGGTACGACGCGCGGTATCAGGTCGACCCCAGGGCCATGCCTTACGGCGCCGGGTTCTCTGCGGTCGGGCTGGGGCGTGACGTGACGACGGGGAAGGGCTGGGGGGCACAGACATGAGCTACGGCTTCGTGTACATGCTGCACAACCGGCACATGACGTGCTTCAAGATCGGCTGCACCGAACGGTCGCCTCATGCGCGGGCCGAGGAGCTGTCGAAGCCCACCGGCGTGCCGTCGCCGTTCATCGTCGCGTGCTACCTGGAGACCAAGGACTTCCAGGACATCGAGCGGCGCATGCATGGCTGGCTTGCCGAGTATCGATTGAACGAGCAGCGCGAGTTCTTCGACGATACCGGCGCTTGCCACGCGGTGGCGCTGATGTACCACTGGATCGGCAAGCTGTCGTTTGCGGTCGCCGATCACGGCTACTTGAGCGAGCTTCTCAGCGGCAGACCTGTCAGCGAGATCTACAACCCATGGAAGCCTGCAGCGCCTGCCCCAGAGGCTGAAGAAGCGCCGGCACTTCGCGTTGTGGGTGGATCAGCCAGAGGCTTTGACTGATGCCCAACCGGCTGATCCGAGAAGGTCTGCTGGAGTCCGAGGCAGTGCTGTCGGTCCCGGTGGAGGCTCGCTGGCTGTTCGTGACCATCATGCTGAGCGCAGACGACGTGGGCCTGTTCGAGGCCACGGAGTTCCGGCTGGGCCGCAAGGCCGATGTCAGCCGCGACAGTGTGGGGCGACTGCTGACGATGCTGGCCGACGTGGATCTGATCCGGCTGTACGAGGTCAACGGCAAGCGCTACGGCTTCATCCCGAGGTTCCGCCAGAGGGTGCAGATCAAGAGCACGCGGCATCCGTTGCCTCCCCGTGAGTTGATGGCAGACGATCAGGACGCTTTCAAGAAAATCAAAGACTTAGCATCAGAAACAACCGTTGGAGCGCCGGTGGGCAGCGGTTGTGCAACTGTTGCGCAACCGTCTGAAGCGGAAGCGGAAGCGGAAGTAGAAGAGAAGGTATCGGTTCAGTCGAAGACTTCGTCTTCTCCTTCACCTCGTCGCCGTAGCCCGGCGACCGGCGACCGGCGAGCCCCAGCCTGTCCGGTCGAGGCCATCGTCGAGGCCTACCACGAGGCCCTGCCGGACTGGCCCAAGGCCAGGATCATCCGCAATGCCCGCACCAAGGCCATCAAGGCCATGTGGCAGTGGGTCATGACCAGCACGAAGTCGGACGGCCATCGGCGCGCCGAGACGGCAGAGCAGGGGATCGAGTGGTTCCGGCAGTACTTCGGCCGGGTCCGCTCGAACGACTTCCTCATGGGCCGCACCCAGCGCAGCGCTGAGCACGCGAGCTGGCGGCCGGACATCGACTACCTGCTGACGGATCGCGGTCTGAAGCAGGTCATCGAGAAGACCCAGGAGGCGGCATGAACGCCGAGACCGATCCCCGCTACCTGACCGAACCGCCGGCCGCCGGCCCGGTGTGGTCGCAGGAGGCCGAGCAAGCCGTCCTCGGCGCCGTGCTCATCGACAACGCCGCCCACGACCGCGTGGCCGACCTGCTGGCCGACGGCGGCGCCTTCTGGCACGCCGGACACCGCCGGATCTGGTCCGCGGCCTCGGCGCTGGCCATGGCCGGCAAGCCCGCCGATGTGGTGACGGTCTTCGAGCGGCTGAGGACGCAGGGCGAAGAGGACGAGTGCTGCAGTCTGCAGTACCTGAACGCCCTGGCGTGCAGCGTGCCCAGCGCCACCAACGCCCGGCGCTACGCCTCGATCGTCGCCGAGCGCGCCGCGCAGCGCGGGCTGATGGCGGCAGCCGACAAGGCGCTGGAGATCGCCAAGGACAAGGCCGAGGTCGGTGACAAGCTGGACCGCATCGCCGCGGAGTTCGCCGCGCTGCAGCGCACCCAGATGGCCAAGGCGCCGCGCTCGATCGGCGACCTGGCGCGCGAGGCCATCGACCGCTACGAGGACATGGCGCAGGGCCGGCGCACGCCGGGCTGGCGCACCGGCATCGGCCCGCTCGACGGCATCCTCAACGGCGGCATGAGGCCCGGCAAGGTCTACTGCCTGGCCGCGCGCCCCAGCGTCGGCAAGTCGTCGGCCGCCCGGGCCATCGCCATCAACCTGGCCGCCGGCGGCCACACCACGCTGGTGCTGTCGCAGGAGATGCCGACCGACGAGGTGGCCGACTGCGTGGTGGCCCAGCTTGGCGGCATCCCCAGCGACCGCCTGCAGACGGGCAGGCTGTCCGATGCCGATTGGAGCGGAATCAGCGAGGCCGCGCACTACGCGGCCGGCCTGCCGCTGTACGTCGACGACGACGGCGGCCTGACGATAGGCCAGATCCGCGGCAAGGCCCGCATGGTCAAGGGCCTGCAGGTGCTGGTGGTCGACTACCTGCAGCTGTCGACCTCGACGCTCAAGGGCGCCAGCACGAACGACCAGGTGGCCGAGATCAGCAAGGGCCTGAAGCAGCTGGCGCTGCAGATGGGCATAGCGGTGATCGTGCTTAGCCAGCTCAATCGCGCCGTCGAGAGCCGCGCCGACCGTGAGCCGCAGCTGTCGGACCTGCGCGACTCCGGCGCGATCGAGCAGGACATCGACGTGGCCGTGATGCTCTGGACCGTCCGCGAGCCCAGCGACGGTGCCCGCCTGGTCGGCTGGAAAGTGCCCAAGCACCGCGGCGGCCGCAAGGGTCGCTTCGGGATGCGGTTCGACGCACCGGTCTACCGCTGGGACGAGGCGCCCGGCGAGCTGCCGGAACAGGGCCGGGCCGTCGGGCCGCGGGCTGGAGGGTTCGAGTGATGACGCTGGACCAAGAGCACATGGTGCTGGACATCGCCCGCCGGGTGCTGGCCGAGCCCGGCGCGAGCGCCGACCGCATGGCCTGGGCCGACGATGCGGTGCGTGCCATCGAGCACGGCGACATTGCCGCTGCGCGCCGGATCGGCATGTGGGAGCTGCCTTCGGCGGCGAAGCGCCCGATGTGCGGCGAGGCCCACGAGCTGAGCCAGTGCCCGCGGTGGCGCGTGCCGCTGGCGTTTTCGGACCCCGTTGCACGGGAGGCCGCATGATCGTCGTCGCCATCGACATCGGTCTGACCGGAGCTTTGGCAGCCGTGGACGGTCGCGGCAGCGCCCAGGTGCGCGACCTACCGACCACCGCGGACGGCGAGCGCCGCCGACTGTGCGGCCGCGGGCTGCTGCAGCTGGTGCGGGAGTTCATCCCGGCCGGCCAGGCGGGCATGATCGTCATCGAGGACGTGCGCCCGCGCCCGATGGGCAACTCTGGTCGACACGGCAACACCATGCACAGCCAGGGCAGCCTGATGCGCAGCCGCGGCATCGTCGAGGCGGTGGTGGATGTCTCGCGGCTGGAGCTGCGCGCGGTGCAGCCGGCGACGTGGAAGCGCCACTTCGGGCTGATCGGCAAGGAGAAGGGCGCGAGCCAAGACGTTGCCCGCTCGCTGTTCCCGGGGCTGGCTTCGCAGCTGAAGCTGGTCAAGCACCACAACAGGGCCGAGGCGCTGCTGATCGCGCACTACGGGCGGGGGCAGTTCGCATGACCACCGTCGCCACCCGCGCCAGCGAGCGCCGAGCCCGCGAGGTGATCTACGTCAGCCCGGCAGACCGCCGTGACTGCTGCCAGCACTGCGCCAGGTCCGAGGACGGCGGGCGCCGCTGCCTGGAGCTGGACGCGCCGGTCGAGCCCGGCGGCCTGTGCGCAGCGCACCGTCCGGTGCAGCGGCCGAGCTGGATTCCTGCCGGGGTGCCTGGGTGAAGTGCGCGCGCTGCAGCCGCACACTGACCAGCCCCGCCGTGGTGGTCGAGACGCCGGCCGGCATCCTGGCCTGGGGCTCCGGCTGCGCTCGAAAGGTCTGGGCGGCCGGCCGGAAGAAGGCCAAGGCCGGCCCGAGGCCGCGCAAGGACCGGCAGACGGTCGACTGGGTGGACACCGCCGCATGACCTGCGACCACTGCACCCGGGCGCGCGCCGGCATCTGGTGCGGCTACCTCAGCACGTGCACCGAGTGCGTCGCGCGGGCGCTGGCCAGGAGCCTGCACGCCTTCAACGCGCTGCACGACCGAGGCACCGGGGACCGCGATGAGCTGCGCCAGGCCATCCAGCGGGCGCTGCCCGGCATCGACTACGCCACCGCCCGCCGCATGGTCTGGGCCTGGTGGCAGCACGACCATTCGACCGAAGGGAAGACCTGATGAACGAAACCCGAATGCGCCAGGCGATGGAGGGCGTCACCTCGATTGCTCAGCGCGTGCTGGATGCCGTCCCGATTCAAGAGGCATGGACGAAGGCCCAGATCGTCGGGGAGCTGAAGCGGACCGGTTCGAGCGCCAGCGTCGAAGTCGTTCATGGCTGCCTGAACAACCTGCGCGGCAAGGGGCTGATCAGCGAGCCCGAGTCGGGCAAGTTCATCCGGGTCCAGGCCCGCAAGAAGCAACCCGCGGCCGAGCGGCCGCAAGACGTGAGAGAGCCTATGCCAGCACCTGCAGTGCAACACAAGAACGAGACGGTCAGCGCGCTTGATCGACTGGCTCAACTGGCGGCGGATCTGCGCGCCATGGCGGCGACGGTCGAGGACATCGCGCTCGATGTTGCTCAGGAGATCCAGCGCATCGGCGCCGACAGCGAGAAGCTGCGCCAGCTGCAAGCTCTGCTGAAAGGCCTGGGCAACTGATGCGGCGAAGACGGCGCGCCAGCTGGATCAATCACCACCCCGACGCGAAGGCATACGCACCATGACCGAGAACGAGAAGCCCGGGATCGAGGAGCTGTACGCCGCGGCCATCGCCCGTGGCGTGCCTGACCGCCTGATCCTGGCCGCCGGCCTGCAGCGCGAGCGCGTGGGCATCATGCTGCTGCGCCTGCGCGCCGAGTACGACATGGTGCGCGGCGAGCTGGAGCGGGCAGGGCAGATCGCACCCGCCGGCGCCAAGCGTGCGCAGGAGCTGCGCCAGCAGGCCGAGAAGGCGCGGCGCATCGGCGAGCACGACGTCGCGGCCCAGCTGCTGGCCGAGGCCGACTCGATCCAGCGCCGCACGCCTGCCGAGGTGATGAGCGCCCGCGCCGTCATCCTGGTGTCTCTGACCACGCTGCACGCCGCCAAGCAGGAGCTGGGAGCCCTGGCCGTGAGGATGGGCGCCAACCCGAGGCGCATCCTGGCGTCGGCCGTGTCGCTGCGCCTGGCCGGCCGTGTGCTGGACGTGTGGCTCGACGAGACCTGCCACCGCTGCGACGGCACGGGCATCCTGGGCAGCCGCTACCAGGGCGACGCCGAGCGCGAGTGCCCGACGTGCAAGGGCACCGGCCACCGGCGCGACATCCTGGGCGACTCGCTGCAGCAGACCCAGTTCGCGGGCGACCTGCTGGCCGAGGTGCAGCGCCAGGTGGCGGTGGCGGCGGCCGGCATCAGGGCGGCGATCCATGCGGAGAGCGGCCCGGCCGCCGAGATCCACCACGAGCTGCGCAGGCGACTGGCCGAGCTGCGTGGTGCGGAGGCTGCCGCCGACTGATACACTGCGCCCCGTGTCGCATCTAGCGACGATCAGGACGCGCCGGCCGGCTGGACCCGCCAGATAGCCGGCGCCGACAGCGGCGACAGCCGATGCCTACGGGCACCAGAGTCGCGCCGCTGCATTCACCGAGGCCCGCCACCGCGCGGGCTTCGTCGTTTCTGACTTCCCCCGGACCCGGCGGGGCAGCCTGCGTTTGAACAGGGGCGCAGGCTGATGCACTCCACGCCGCTGCCAGCGTGACCGGGCGATGGCGCAAACGGCGCGACCCAGCCGGGGCAGACCAACCCCGGTAGGACCGATGGGCCGCATCACCACCCTCAAGACCCGCATCCCGACGATGCACAAGGCCCGGCACGGCTGGGCAGACGAGCGGCGCGGCACTGCAGCCGAGCGCGGCTACGGCGCCGAGTGGCAGCGGCTGCGCGCCGAGACGATGCGCGAGCAGTCCGGCCTGTGCCAGCCATGCCTACGCCGTGGCCGGGTGACGCCGGCCGTCGCCGTCGACCACCGCGTGCCCAAGGCGCGAGGCGGGACCGACCACCCGAGCAACCGGCAATGCATCTGCGGGCCGTGCCACAAGGCCAAGACGGCCGCGGAGTCGCGGGGGCTGGAGTGGGGCGAGGCGGACCCGATCGGCGCTCCTGGGGCCGCCTGACGCGAGCCAGGGGCATCGGCGCAGGGGGAGGGGGGGATCGAATCTCTGGGGGAGTGGCGGGCGCTGACCGCCCGGTACCGCACGCTCGTTGAATCGTCCCCTTTTCACCAGGGAATCAGCAAATGGCAGGAGTGAAGGGCAAGAGCGGCGGACCTCGGCCAAACTCTGGCGGCAGGCGGCCAGGCGCTGGGCGCAAGCCGAAGGCCGCGCCGGACAAATCAGCAAATCCGCCAGCCGCACCTCCATCTGACCAGGTGGACGCCACCAAGCTGGACATGCTGGAGTTCCTGCAGGCCGTTGCCATGGGGAAGGTCGAGGCGAAACCGCTGCAGGTTCGCGCGGCCATCGCGGCGGTGCAGTACACGCACACCAAGCGCGGCGACGGGGGCAAGAAGGAAGACCAGGCCAGCCGCGCCAAGAAGGCCAGCAGCGGCCGGTTTGCGTCGTCTGAGCCGCCGAAGCTGGTGGTGAACAACAAGTAGCGCGAAGACGCGCTGAAAAGGCGAGCCCCCGAGCGTGGTTGCACACGTCGGGGGCTCTTTCCATTCCGACTGTCTGGAGCCGATATGGACAAGGGCAATCTTACGCATGAAGCCTTAAAGAACGCGCTGCACTACGACCCCGATACGGGCGTCTTCACGTGGCGGCTGCGCTTCGGAAAGCGTGGCATTCCTGGCCGCAGGGCCGGGACCATCGACTTCAACGGCTACGAGGTCATCACGATCAACGGCAAGCGGCACAAGGCCCACCGGCTGGCTTGGCTGTATGTGCACGGACGATGGCCGGCCGTGGCAATCGACCACATCAACGGCGTCCGGTCCGAGAACCGCATTCAGAACCTGCGCGAAGCTGGCCCGGCCGAGAACCAACAGAACCGCGGCAGGCAGCGCAACAACAAGAGCGGCTTTACCGGCGTCTCATGGGATCAATCTGCCGGAAAGTGGCGGGCGGGCATCCGGGCCGATGGCAGGGCGCGCAACCTTGGCGGCTACGACAGTCCAGAGCAGGCCTCTGAGGCGTACCTTGCGGCCAAGGCAGCCGTGCACAAGTTCAACCCTGTGCCGCGTGATGCCTGAGTGGTCAACGGCCTGTACTGACTGGGAAGCCAGACTCCGGTCCGGCAGGTCGATCATCCCGCCGCCGATCTTTCCAGAGGAGGCTGAGCGCGGACTTTCGGTGATGCGGGAGCTACGCATCGTCGACGCCCCGGGAAGCCCGCGCATCGCGGACGCCTGTGGTCAATGGGTGTTCGACTTGGCGGCTTCGATCTTTGGCGCCTACGACCCGGAGAGCGGCCGGCGGCTGATCACCGAGTGGTTCGTGATGCTGCCGAAGAAGAACTTCAAGTCGGGTTTGGCGGCCTCGATCATGCTGACCTGCCTGATCCGCAACTGGCGCCAGGCCGCGGAGTTCACGATCTTGGCTCCGACGGTGGAGGTGGCGAACAACAGCTTCGGGCCGGCGCGCGACATGGTGCAGTACGAGGAGGAGGACGGCGAAAGCGAGCTGGCCGACCTGATCCATGTGCAGACGCACGTCAAGACGCTGACCCACCGAGGCAAGCAGGCGACATTGAAGGTTGTTGCGGCAGATGCATCAACCACGGCCGGAAAGAAGTCGGTCGGGACGCTTGTCGAGGAGCTGTGGCTGTTCGGCAAGCAGGCGAACGCCAAGGACATGCTGCGAGAGGCGACAGGCGGTCTGGCGTCCCGCAAAGAAGGCTTCGTCATCTGGCTGACAACGCAGAGCGACGAGCCGCCCGCCGGGGTGTTCGCGGAGAAACTGAAGTACGCGCGTGACGTGCGTGACGGCAGGGTGCACGACCCGCAGTTCCTGCCGGTGATCTATGAGCACCCAAGGGACATGGTTGCCAGCGGCGCCTGCCTGCTGCTGGAGAACATGCAGTTGGTGAACCCGAACCTGGGCTACTCGGTTGATCGCGCATTCCTGGACAGGGAGTACCGCAAGGCTGAGGCCGAGGGGAAGGAGTCGCTGCGCGGCTTCCTGGCGAAGCATGCCAACGTGCAGGCCGGGATGCTGCTGCGCGCCGACAACTGGGCCGGCGCCGAGTTCTGGGAGCGAGCCGGCGCATCCTGGTGTACACGCGCCGAGGTCCTGCGCCGCTCCGAGGTGGTCGTCGCCGGCATCGACGGCGGCGGTCTGGACGACCTGCTGGGCCTGGTGCTGCTGGGCCGCTGCCGCGAAACCGGCCGGTGGCTGGCCTGGGCGCATGCCTGGGCTCATCGCATCGTGCTGGAGCGCCGCAAGGAAGTCGCGCCGGCGCTGCTGGACTTCGAGGCCGACGGAGACCTGACGATCGTCGAGGCGCCGGGCGACGACGTGCGCGCGGTGGCCGACGTGCTGTGCGAGGTGCGCGACGCCGGCCTGCTGCCGGAGAAGGCCGCGATCGGCGTGGACGCGGCCGGCATCGGCGACATCGTGGACGAACTGCTGAGCGAGGAACGGGGGTTCGTCATGGAGCACATCATGGGCATCAGCCAGGGCTGGCGACTGAACGGCGCCATCAAGACCGTCGAGCGCAAGGTCGCCGGCGGCGAGCTGGTGCACGGCGGCACCCGGCTGATGGCCTGGTGCGTCGGCAACGCCAAGGCCGAGCCGAAGGGCAACGCCATCAGCATTACCAAGCAGCAGAGCGGGTCGGCCAAGATCGATCCGCTGATGGCGCTGTTCGACGCGGCCTCGCTGATGGCGCTGGGGCCTGTGGCGACTGCTGGCCGCAGCTTCTGGGAGATCGAGCAATGAAGTGGCCGGCGTGGCCGTGGGCGCGCAAGGCCGAGAACGCCACGCTGGAGCTGTTCCGGCAGATCTTCGGCTCGCGCGCCACCAAGTCAGGCCAGGTTGTCGACCTGCGCGCGGCCATCCGCTGTGCCGCGGCAATGTGCTGCGCGCGCGTGATCGCCAACGGTATCGCGCAGGTGCCGCTGAAGCTGTTCCAAGAAGACGACAGCGGAAGGAAGCTGCCGGCGCGCGGGCATCACCTGTACCGCGTGCTCCACCGCAAGCCCAACCCTTGGCAGACCTCTTTCGAGTTCCGCGAGACGCTGGGGCTGCACCTGGTCCTGGCCGGCCGCGCCTACGTCTACAAGGTGATCGTCGGCGGCAAGCTCCGAGAGCTCATCCCGTTCGAGCCGGGGAGGGTGCAGACCGAGCTTGCCGATGACGGCATCACCGTGGTCTACAAGGTCACCGGAAAGGATGGCGAGGTCCGCGTCTTCGGGTCGGACGTGATCTGGCACCTGAAAGGCCCGAGCTGGACCGGCTGGGAAGGGCTGGACGCTCTGGACATGGCGCGCGAGGCGGTCGGTCTGTCGCTCGCCGCCGAGGCCAGCCAGGCCGCGCTGCACAAGAACGGCGTGCGTGTGTCTGGGGTCTATTCCGTCGAGGGCTCGCTGAACCCTGAGCAGCACAAGCAGTTCAGGAAGTTCCTGGCCGACAACCACGCCGGTCAGGATGGCCTGCCGATGATCGTCGACCGTGCCGCCAAGTGGCTGCCCACGGTGATGACCGGGGTGGACGCGCAGCACCTTGAGACCCGGCGCTTCCAGATCGAGGAGGTCTGCAGGGCCATGGGC